AATACGGAATGCCTTTAATGTCTGTAGGTTCCCAAAGTGATAATCGAACGTCAATTACATAAGCGTCCATATATTCACCAATTTGGTGTACAATGTCCGATTTACCAATACCTGGAGGTCCCCAAATAAAGATAGGACGTTGTTTTTTGATAGCATGTTTAATGCTGTTTTTAGCCTTGTTAGGGCTTAGTGTGCGAATTGCTACGTTTTCCATTGTAACTCCTTGTTTTAATCAGTGCCTTATTATGTATACTAATATAGCACCAACGAGCCTAAGAGTCAACCACTAATTTGCCAAAACTTCAATAAATTTTTCTTCTCTATCCAAAAACTTGTAGTCAATATGTGTTGGATTCATTGGTTCTATGTGTTCGAACACTGTCTTGGGGTCAAAATCACTGCAACTGTAAACATCTAATTGCACAAGAGCAGGTGAACTTTCATCCCATATGTGCATTGCTATATGGCTTGTTTCGATGATTGCAAACGCTGTAATACCCCTATTTCCTACCATTTTACAGTAACTTGCTGTAGGACCGTACATAGGTTTCATTTTGATTTTTTTGATTAGAGAGCGTAGAAATTTGATGGCTTTGTTCTTATTGACTATGGGCTTGTCAACTTCTGCCCGGACCACCAAATGTTTATGAGCTAACATATAGGTTTATTTAGTAATATTAGTATATTATCTCGGTCTATTCATGGCTTTTATTAGGCCATATTTTCTTACATCTCCTGAAAAAAGATGCAGTTCCATAGCTTTTTTTTCGTTGGTTACTATAATGCCCTGACGGTCTAAGTAGTAGGGACAGTCAATAAACTGATCCATCCATATAACTACATTGGTTGTGAATTCAAAATCTGCTGGATAAGGAACTTGATATGTTTGTAGTTCAAGTTCATTTTTTATAAAATCGTAACCCGCTTCTGTCAGACGTAATCCGCCTGTGTCTTTTGATCTAGTGTTTTGCCACCACAAAGGCATTACTTCTTTTATGCTGGCTTCATTTACTGATTTGCCCGCGTTTTTAAGAAAGATTTTTGTGTATGTTTCTTTCCAATTCATTGCTAATCTGTATCTACTGTTTCGCCTGAGCTTAATTTTACTACTGTAAACTCTGTGCAATTAAATAAATCATTTAATTTTTTTGCTAGATTGATTGCATGTCCTGGATTTGAGAATGATACTTTTTTATACTTAGGTCCCGGATAATTAGTAAGACTATTAGAGGACTTAAGGTTAAAAGGTTTGTTGTTATAAAATACTGCCCAAATTGCTTCAGCATCTAAAATTTGATCACTTTTATAGGTCTTTTTATCAATGTGTTCAAGCAATATTTTAGGTTTTGGTCTACTCATAATGCGTACTTTTCCTAAGTTATATACGCATATATTTATCCTATTTTACCAACTATTTCCACCATCAAGTTCTACCTTGATAGTTTCATCCTCCTTGGAATATTTCTTTGATAGGATTTCTTCTAAATCACCATTTAGTTTTGCCATAGTTTCGCCTAGTGTAAATGCAAGACGCTTTGCAACTTGTATGTCTAATCTTACTTCTTTTGCTTTACCTGCATCAGCACTTTTTACTTGTTGTATAAACTGCTGTATTGGTGCTGTGTTGATAGGATCATTTGGCATTTGCTTTGCTCAATTCTGTACGCATTTCTAAACTAGTCTTAAAAGGACCTTTATACTCGTAACGATCTAGTGTTATTGCTTTAGGACAAAATGATTTCACCCAACCTTTTTCAAAACGAATAATATAATATCCAGCACAGTATAAACTTTTAGATTTAGGACTTTTTGTAAACAAAGGCAGTTTATTTTTTACATCATATAAAGGATTGTGTGGAACACAACTAGCATCAAATCCATGTACTTCTTTGTTGGTTACTTCTGTAATCTCAAGTTTTGACCAATCAATTTTTCCAAAAGATTTCTCAATTTGTTGTGCATTTTTTACAAATCTTGTTCCTTCTTTATCACTTAATATATATTTGTCTTCTGATAAAGAAAGTGTAGCAACTTTGACCCCACCATCTTCTAGTATCCAAAATTTACCATCAACGATTTCTTTTGCTTTTACTGTCATGCCACATACCTCGCTTGTAATGGCTCAGCATATAACTGAGCGTTTTCGCTCACACGTTGTAGATCCCATGTAGCACAGAACTTCATAAGACGCAAACCAACTTGTGAAATTTGTTTTGCTTTTACATTTTTAATTGTTGTGTCAATTATGTTTCGAATTTCTTCAGGTTGTGCAGTTAAATCACATAACACTACATTACGATTATAATCTTCAAGCACACGATGTTCTTCACCGTTATGATCTACCCAACGTTGCAACATAAGATTGTTCCAGTTGTAGCCTTTTGTACCTTTGTCTTCAAACGCCTCTAACAAACCTACTTTATTCTTTGTGCCTTTTTTACGCACACCTGGATATGCACTAAATACGTTATCACTAGTGTCGCCACGCATACACTTTTCAAACAACTGCCACTCTGGATTTGGAGCAGGCTTAGGTTCACCTGTTTTTTTATCTATTACAGGTTTGCCTTTGTCTGTAAAGTAACCTTTGTGTGTAATAACAGTATTTGTAACACCGTTGTACTGACGTACATTAGGAGCAACTAATTGTGCAAAATCGCCATCTGTACTAATAATAACATGATTGTCATTAGGATGATTTTGCACCCAACCTGCAATCAAATCATCTGCTTCAAGTTGCGGATGATGTAGCACAGTGCAATTAGTTTTATCAGTTACAAAATCTTTAAAATGATCAAACGCCTCCCAAAACAGTTTGTCTTCTTCTGCCTGCGAAGTAGTCATAGCATCACGAGTTTCTTGCCGGTTACGCTTGTAAGGTTCATAGTAGTCCTTGCGCCAACTACGTCCTTCTAAGCAAAACACAACATGGCTACCATCAAAGTCTTGCCATGCTTTCTTGATACTATTAAGTGTAATATGAAAAGCCATGCCAAGTTTTGTATCAGCATCGCCTCTGATTACATGTCTTGCACGAAAGAATGTGTTCGCAGTGTCTACTAGTATATAGGTCATTAACTTACCTCTGATTTATCCTTGTCTATAGGTTTAACATTAATATAACCTATTTCTCTGTCTTTGTCAAGACCATCTTCTTCCAAAATCTGCATTGCTATAGTTTTAAACCATCCATTTACAATGTCTTCATTGGTTTCGCCTGAATATCCTGCATCAAGCAGTTCTTCAATAAATTGATTATTCCAGTCAAGTTCAAAAAACCCATTCTTAATATTATCAGGATTGACCTGTGTATCAAGCACTCCTACCCATGCTTTACCTGCACGAGTGGCATCTTCTTTTTCTCGCTGTAGAATAGCTCTACGCTCTTCTTCTGCTGTTTTTTCTTTTACAGGTTCATCAATTTTCTTTTTAATTCCTGCATCTCTTACTAGTTTACTCCACCATCCCATTATAGTCCTGCCTCTCTTGCACGTTTTTCGGGCGAGTCAATCTGTGCTTGCATTGCTCGTTTGTGTTGATCATTAATAAATTGTTCCTCATCAAACATATTCTCAAGTCCCCCAGGCGTTTCCAAAGAGTGATATGTGGAGTCTTGGTGTGAAGCGCCAACCTCGCTCCATACATGCTTGGGCGACTTCTTTGACGTTGAGATTGTATTCTTCACTTCGTCCGCCCAACGGCATAAGATATACCGGACACTGTACCCCGGCACTTCTATAAGCGTCCACAGCTCTTGTAACTTCTTCAAAGTCATCTTGAGTAGCGACAACAAACTTAAGGTAAATGTCACTACCATCAACAAGGCTATACTCTTTAGCAACATCAGGGAGTATAGCAGTATCCCAAGGTTCTCCTGAAACGCTAAGTTTTGGGGAACAACTCCAAGTGACTTCAAATCGTTCTTGATCTGCGAGATAGTTGAAAAAATCATCGTGTAACTTTTGTGTAGTGTTTGTTTCAAATGTAACATTTTTTAGGTCCTGCATACGTGGATGTTCGAACAAATCAATGTAGAGCTTTTGCCACGCTAACAAAGGCTCTCCACCTGTCATGATCAAATGAATGTCTTGACCGTTGTCCTGTGTCCACTTACCATTAGGAGTAAGTGATAGTAAATGTTCAACCACTTCATCTACTTCTGCAAGTTTATTAAAGTGTTTGAATTCTGGATAGATACTTGCGTATGTATCACAGCCTGTGTGAATGATAGGCAAGTCCTCAAATTTTTCTGTTGTTTCATGAACTTTATTATCGATAAGTGCTTTTACTTCATCGTTGTGTCTTTTACCTTCTTTATGTAAGGTCCAACGATCTTTCTTTTCACCTGTACCAAAGTTCATACAACGGAAGTTGCAACCAAAGGTACGTAGGAATACACTTGGTACTCCTACATATTTACCTTCGCCTTGTACACTGTAAAATGCTTCACTGTATCTAAGTTTCATAGCTGGCTTTCTGTTAACTGCTTCATATGAAGGATAACCTTTTTCAAAAACTGGTGCTTCTATCATCGTGGGGCAAACTCCTGCTGTAGTTTAATATTGTCCATAAACTCTTTCTTAGTACCAGGATCATCATTGAATGCACCTTTTAGCACAGTAGTTTGTGTAAGTGAACTGTGAGCTCTAATGCCTCTATTTTCACAACACCCATGTGTTGCTTGAATGTACACACCTACATGTTTACTACCAGTTGCTTTCATAATCTCACGTGCAATATCATTGTTTAATTCTTCTTGCAATGTGCCACGTTTTGCACACCATTGTGCTATACGTGTGTATTTAGAAAGTCCAATTAGTTTTTCTGCGGCAATGATACCAATGTATGCAACACCTGTTACTGGTTGATGATGATGCGAACAAACACTTTTAAGTTCACTTCGCACAACCAACATACCTTCATATCCATCATCTACGTGATTAGGAAATGCAGTTGCATTTGGCATAGGATCATAACGTCCTGCCATTAGTTCATTTACATACATCTTAGCAAGACGTCTACCTGTGTCTTGACTGTTAGGATCATTATGCCTGTCAATTACAAGACTGTCAAGAACACTTTCAAACTTGCCTGTAAGTTCGTCAATCAGTTCTTCTTTGTCGCCTTTTTGCAAGACTTCTGAAATATTGTCACCTGCCCAATAGCGGATACCTGCATCTTGTAGGCGGGTTTTAATTTGTTCACTTTTGCTCAATTTGTTTCTCCGAGTTATAGACGAGGATGTCTCTCATCATTATGTCTTATTATATGATATATTTAGGTTTTTGTCAAGCATTATATTAGAAATACTTGTCAAGAACTTCCAATTGATCATGATATTCTGCAATAACTTTGAGTTCTTTTTCGATTGCTTCCAAAATATCTGGATGCTCTCCAACTCCTGCTGAATTCTTAAGATACACTTCTACGTTCATTGCGTGTTTGGCAATGTGTCCGCGAGCATGTTCTTTGATTGCTTCGATCATATTGTCTCTGTTATATTCTTTAGCCATTTGTTTCTCCTTTTCTGTAGTTACCCTTTTCAGGTATTACATGACGCACACCGCCACGTGGATCTTCCATATCGCCTTTGCGTCTTGGAATAAGATGAACATGCGGATACATCACTGTTTGTCCTGCACTTTCACCAATGTTTTGTCCAATGTTATAAGCATCACAGTAACCATTTTGGATCCATTCATATCCCCAAGCATATGCTGCTTTGTAACATTTTTCAAGTTTTTCCCATGTTTCTTCTTTGGGTACAAAAAGAACATGTCCTTCTGTAACAGGGAACCCATCTTTAAATACAGTATAATCTCTTGTATCTACAAGAACATCTGTCCAAGGTACTTCATTATACTGCATAAAATTCTTCCTCAACGTATCTTTTTAGTTCATGATCGCCTATGTTTTCAGGAACTCTTTTCTTATAAAACAGTTCATAACTGTCACTACCATATTTGCCAATACCATATAATTGTGTAGCATCTTCACCGTCCCAAGTTAAATAATCTTTGCTCATCTGACGCAAACGTTTTTCTCGAACATTTACCATACCTAACGGTTGAATAATCATTTTAATAGTTTCTGGTAGTGTATTTAGGTAATGCACTGGCGTAGGACAAATTCCAAACAGTTTAGGTAGTACATTTTTTACCTGCTTGCGGCTTGTTTGATTGAGGCATATAACCCCAACCATGTGTTGCCAACTATTGTCTACCTGTTGTTGTACCATTAGATCATCACGCATTAATATTCACCTACATTCTCCCAAGGATAAACAAGCCAAACATCTTCTTCTGCTTTGTTTACTTCATGACATGAATAACTTACTTTATCAAAATTACTTGCAAGGTTTTCAGTTAATGTTGCAAACCTTACATTGTTACCCCATACACGATTCCAACTATCGTGATCAGGTAAACAACCTGCTGGCCAATCCTGCATAATCCAATTGAATGTAGCACCTGTGTCATTTATATCATCTACTATAAGAATTTTTTTACCTTGTCCGCCCGAGTCTTGATCAGGATAACCAAATGCATCTTCTGCCATCCAACAGTTAGTTTCGCTTTCGCTGTCGTCATCACGCAAACTAACTTTAAGTGCTTCACAGCGAATACCAGTCATATTTGAAATAATAGTAGCAGGTACATTGCCGCCTCGTGTAATGCCTACAATGTAATCAGGACGCCAACCGTCTTTATACATTTGATTAACAATGCTGATACACATACGTTCTACGTCTGTCCAGGTATAATAATGTTTCTTAATCATTCGCCTTTCGCTCCTCTTGCAAGATATTCTTCATTGTGAATCCAACGGTATCCTGCATCGTGCATGTTGTCAACTTTGTTTGCATGAACAAAACGCATAAATCCCCATTCTTTTACTTTGCGTCCCATGAAGAACAAACTCCAACAAGGAATTTCATTACCATCTGCATCTTTCTCAAGTTCTAACCAATGCAAGTCATCTGCTGAACGCTTACGGAAATGTCCTGGTCCACGCCATACTCTTGTGCTTCCTACTACTGCACCTTCTTTACTAATAATAGGAATGTGTTCCCAGTAACCACCTTTGAGAATAAATGTAGCATAACCCCATGGATGATCATGTAGTGTAGGTTCGTCACTTACAAGAACTTTGTGTAGTGTAATATTAAACGGAAAGTTCTTGCGTTCTTTTAAAAATAGATAATAACGGATAAGGTATGGAACCTTTCCGTCTCGATCTGTGATTACTCGACGTCTGCCGAGCTTGTCCATTATTTTAGAAAGGAATGTCATCTTCATTGTTAGCCTCGTAGTCATCCTTGATTAAATTATACATCTGCTTGAATTTTTCAAACTCTTTTTGAAACGCAGGATACTGTTCACACATGCCTTTGATCTTATGTATGCTTGGCATAGTGTCTACCCATTCTTCAAAACTAGTGTTGATTGTAAATGTGTCGTTAATAGTACCAAAATCACCTGTATCTAACACATCTGTGTTAAGTGTAATAGTATTAGAACCACTATATATGTAATTGTCTGCGGAAAAACTGCTTAAATCTACTGAGAATGTTCCATCATTAAGTCCTAAGTCCAATTCCATTTGTTCTGCATCTTTGTCATTTGACATCTTTTAGTACCTCATATAATGCTTGACCTGAGAAAAACTCTTTGCTTAGTTTGTTTACCTGTTTGTGTATGCTTGGCAAATAATCTTCATA